TCTTCGTTGTAGGCAGAGGTTACTATGCCCGCTGCCTTTAAATTGGCTATGATCTGATTTTCAATAACGAAACCAGAGTTGAACAATCTATATTTTTGACCCTGTAGTGAACCTTTAGCCACTTGATGGTACTGATAGAATATTTTACGTAGACAAGGACTTCCCAGAGAACCAGCAGATAACCTTTGAGTAAAATAGGTTCTTCTTTTAGTCAACTCTTCTTGTTGAATAATACCATCCAGTAGTTTCCAGTGCCATTGTAAATCATATTCACAATATGCTTTATTCATCCTACGAATTAAACCTGGTAATAATTGTACTTTTTGCATATAGACCTTTCTTGTTATAGATGTAGAAAAACAGGGTAATTTTACCCTGTTTTCCATTATTTGTATCTATTTGTTATTTTCCAGTGCTTCCAAAGCCATTCAAGCCACGATCTGTATCTTCAAGTTCATCCACTTTGATAAAATTGCATTGTTCTACTTCTTGTAACACACCTTGAGCTATTCGATCACCTGTACGAACAATGTAATCACCATTGGAGGTATTATGTAGTATTACTCCTATTTCATTAGTGTAACCAGAATCGACAATCCCAGGGGAATTAAGAACATGTATATTGTGCTTCAAAGCTAAACCACTCCTGGAGCATACCTTTAATACGTACCCTAGAGGTAAAGCTATTCTAATACCTGTCTTGAATAATTTAGTTTCACCTACTCTAATTATTTGTTCTTCACCATAATTTACGAAATCAAAACCAGCATCTTGACTATGAGAATATTTTGGAATCTCAGCATTCTCCAGAAGAGAAATCTTAACTGGTATTTTAATTTTTGGTAGATACTCATCGCTATCATGGTTATATTTTTCACGTTCTTGACCTCCCACCATAACCACTTCTTTAGGCACAGGGTACTTCTTAGAATATACTGTACCATAAACTTTATTATCCTGATGATCCGCTGTAAACCCTTCGTTTTTATTTTTCCACACTATTTCACCCTTTTCGTTTAAATGAGCCATTACTGTATTGCCTCTTTATTGTTTATATTTTCTGATATCATATACCTGATTACCTTCTATGATACCTAATTGCCTTAAATTGCCAAGAACTTCCTCTTCAAACTCATTTGTATCTTTTCTGTTGATAGGCTCATAGCGTTCCAGAATATTTTCAAGCATGGTTAAAGTAAAAGGATCAAATATTAGACGATATACATAGTTAAGTGCTTTACTAGATGCTTCGTTATTCGTGTCTATGTTATGATACGCACAAAATCCTTTTGTGATATTAATTATAAGCACTCTCATCCAAGCCCTAGTTTTCAATTCGTCCTTATTGAAACAGTTCATGATCTCATTTATTAATTTAGGGGTTATATATCTTATTAACTTATTTTCTAGTTCTTTCATTATTCACCAACAATTTCATCTATTATACCAAGCTCAAGTGCCTTTTTAGCATCGAAATAGTATGCCTCACGCTTATTTAACTTATCGTACTGTTTGGATTTAAGTTTAGTATGTTTAATCATAATCTTTTTAATTTTATTTTCTAAAATTTCCATCACGTCAGCTCTTATTCTTAAATCCTCTGCATTTCCCTCTGCTCCACCATGAGAGTCGTGCATCATAAAGATAGTATTTTTAGTAGCGTACCTTGTTCCAGTGGCACTAGCTAGTATTGGAACAGCCATTGATTGTACCTCACCAGTTGCAATTATTTCTACTGGTATCTTAGTACTTTGTATTATATCAATAATAGCTAAACCATCTAACACCGAACCACCACCTGAGTTTAAATGGATAGTAACATGTCTCATAGGATCAAGTGCACCAACAAGTTTATTGGATTCAGTTATCAGTAATTCCATCTCAGGGGTATTTCTTAGTTTCTTATGCTGTAAAAATGTTTCCCAATCCGTAGAAGTTTCTGGATTATCATCTTGTAAGGTTCTAATAAGTTCTTTATTAGCCTTTAGTATCTCCAATTTACCTAGAAGCTCATCCCGCTGTGTATTAATGATATCATGAAATATCGAAGTTTCCAAATATCTTAAAGTAGAATGAATTTCAGCGGTATGTTCTTTACATATATAACCAAACATTTGAATTTCTCTTGCAAACTCAAGCATTCTATCTCTGTGGTATGGAATTTCATTGGATTGTTTTTTCAATTTTCTCTTGTCTCCTTGTTAAATTTTAATGTATTTGTATAATACTTTAGCTATTAATTTATTTAGCTCTGTTTCCGTAGGTAGTTCTTCATAATTTCTTTGATACAGCTCAAGCAGTCTTTTAAAAAGACCTTCTTCTCTAAGAGTTAATTCAGAAAAATATTCTTTTTTAATATTCCAGATAAAGCTAACTTGAAGCAATTTATTTTTATGATGACCTTTTTGTATATCCTGTTTCATTGATTTTTTAATTTTCAACCATAAGAGTTGTAATGTCTCACGATCTATTTCACCATCCTTATCTTTTAAATCTTTGCAAGTTATTTCAATTAATAGTAATTCGTCCGAAGACAGTTCTAAAGAGGAATTAAGATATCTATAAGGTGTATTACTTATTTTATCATATATTCGCATTAATTCTTTACAGTACTTTTTGTCTTTCTTTAACATGAACCTCCTTCTATTGTAATGAATAATATCACACTATTAACGGATATGCAAGGAATATTTAATATAAATACATTATTATTAATTGGTGAACCTATAAAAGAGACATATTTTCTAAGAAACGAGTAATTTTTAATGTCTATAGCCGATGGTAAAAGATACGATTTTTTAAACTATCAAACTGCTGCTGAGTTCAGATTTAAAGCGTTTGATATATTTAACTATGTTCCAACGGCCTTCCAAGAAAGGGTTCATTCATCGAACACCAAAACCAGAGTAGTTGCAGCAGCAGCCAGAGTAGGAAAGACTTGGTTAGCAGCTAATGAGATAAAAGCAAGACTTCATTACCCAGTTGCGCAAACAATCTGGTGTGTTGGCCCCACTTACGAAATTGCTAGGAAAGTATTCAGGGAAGTGTGGGATTATTTACAAACTCCAGAGATGCGAAAAACACACCCAATGGTAATCAGAAAATTTGATGCCATGAAAATTAAATTGTTCAATGGAACAATCATTGAAGGTAAATCGACTGATAACGAAGTATCACTACTTGGTGAAGGTGTAGATTTAATGGTAGTGGATGAGGCTTCTAGGGTTCCAGATGATGTATATACTAGATATCTACAGAAAAGGTTATCTACAAGTAAAACAGGTGGACACCTTTTATTAATATCAACTCCTTTTGGTATTAACACAATGTTCCATCGCCTTTATCTTAGAGGTTTAGATCCAGATAATAAATTCTATGACTCTTGGAATGGCACCATACATGATTCAGCTACAGTAGATGAAGAAGCAATTGAACAAGCTTATGCTGACAGGGAATTAGATCCTATTGGTTTTCAGCAAGAGGTATTAGGTAAATTCGTAGCTCATGATGGTGCAGTATTCCCTACGTTTGATGAGAACACGTTTTTCTCTGAAGTCCCATATAACCCAGACTTACCAGTGGAAGCAACAATAGATCATGGTTTTTCTAACCCTTGGGCTTGTTTATTTATTCAGAAAAATGGACAACAGATAAGAATCATTGATGAATACTATGTTAAAGGCAAAAATGACATTGAACATGCCAAAGCAATCATGCCTAAGTTTAGACAATATGATGTTAAGTTTTGTGTCGTAGATCCCAGAGAACCAAACACAAGAGGAATAATGTCACTGGAAATACCGAGCTGTAGGTTTGTTCCTGGTGTTGCTAAAGAAATTAATCTAGGGATACAGTTAATAAGAGATCACCTTCTGAAAGATGGGGTTTCCGAGAGGCCATTCCTCATAGCAGATAAAAGTAAATGTAAAAAATTATTATGGGAGTTTCATAGAGCGCACTATAGAAAAGGTGGCTCTGAAGATGTAGCAGATAAAGACAATCACGCTTTGTCTTGTTTGAGATATTATTTATTACTGAGAGCCAACAGACTTAATCGTACTGATCTCTCTTTCTTTTCAACTACTAAAAAATCAACAGAATCAATGTTTGATACTGGTGAAGGTAAATTAATGGATGGGGATTTAATAACTCGCCCATGGATGGGAGACTCATACTAAATGTCTATGTATAATAAGATAAAGGACGCAATTGTTAGTTATTTCGCCAACGATGATAATGAGGATAATGAAAACACTAATAACCTAACCAGTAGAACCAATATTGATGAAAAAATACCAAGAACAGGCGAAAAAGCAGTAAACCAACAGGCTATTGATACTAGAATTAGCCAATTTGGCACGACTGGAACAGGATCACAAAACTATAATATTAACCCAGATGAACTAACCCAGAAAAAGGGGTTAGGTGTATATAAAGCCATGCTGATGGATGATCAGATTAAGGCTAACTCTTTGTTAAAGAAAACTGCTAGACTTTCTACTGATAACTCTATAGAAGATGCTGGTAATTCAGAACAAGATAGAGCCATTGGTAATTTTGTCAGATATGCTCTTTATGAGTATATGGATATCACAATGCGTAATCTTCTATTATCCTTATTGTCTGCAATGGATTATGGTTTTGCTTTGGCTGAAAAGAATTATAAGTATATAGATGAGGGTGATTGGGAAGGTTTTGTAGCCTATAAGAATATTAACCCAAAAGACCCAGAAGGTTTCCATTTTGATAGGTATGATAATGGCACAGTTAAACCCAGAGGTTTAGTGCAAAATATAACTGGAACATCGTGGAATTATTTATCTCAAAGTCAAAAGGAACAGTTACCTAGATTTAGAATTGATAAATTTGTACATTATGCTCATATGTCTGAGTTTGGAAACCCTTACGGACAATCCGATTTGAAATCAGCATACAGGGGTTGGCGCAGTAAAGATGTCATGATGAAATACTGGATGATGTATTTAGAGAGACATGGAGCACCACTTCCCCATGGTAAAATTCCATTAGGTGCATCAGAAGAAGAAGTAATCGCATTTAAAAAGACCTTGAAGAATATGACTGGTGCTTCTTCAATCATTACTCCAGAAGGTTTTGAGGTTGCTTACTTAGAATCAGTGAGGACTGCTGCACCAGGCTTTGAAGAGGCGATAGCTATTCATAACGGTGCAATGGATAGGTCACAGATGGTTCCTCAATTAATGGGGCTATCTGGTGGTCGTGGTACGGG